AAATATTGTCTGAATTAACTGGAATTATTAAATTACATTCCTCAAAAGGAAAGATTCATGTGATGACTGACGATGGAGTACAAATGTCGATCAGCCTTGTTGCGGGTCGTTTTCCTGATTTCACAAGGGTCTTTCCAACCTGTTTTGACACTAAGGTGACGATCGATGTAAAATCATTCAGAGATATGCTTAAGTCTGTTGCAATAGCGACAGAACAGAGTGGCAATGTCCACATTAAAATATCCGAAGACATGCTTGCGCTCAGTGCAAATAATAATAAATGTAAGGCTAGTGCAGAAATTCCTGTTGAGGTCGATGGAAAGACAGTGTCATTCGGAATTAATGGAGAATATCTCTTGCAGACTATTGATGCAATATGTGAGCCGAGAGTATCAATTGGAATTGTCGATGCTGATTCACCAATTCTCGTTACCGGTGTGAACAATTCAGAATCAAATCAACACATCGTCATGCCCATGATTGTTTAATAATGAGCTGTTCGGAAATTCCGAACAGCTTCAAAACCTAGGTGCTTACAACAAAATGGATTAAACGCTTGCATGTGGAATATGAGACGTCAGCCTAAAAAAGCGAAATATACTGTTGTAATTTAAAACCAGTCAGATAACGTGTTGATTTATATCTATTGAAGTCGTGGCACGTTGTTGCAAAAACAGGATATTAGAATGGATAATAAGAGTTACCTTTCAACTAAAGCGACTCACGCGGAGAAGTGTGTGATTGGGAGCATAATGCTCGACGAACTGTGTTTAGATGTCGCTATGGAAATAATTAAGCCAAGCGATTTCTATACAAGGGTTGCAGAAGTTATTTTTAGTGCAATGTGCGCATTAAGAGAGGGTGAAAAGCCAATCAATCTGGCAACGATACTTTCAATTGTTGCGACAAATGATATCTTCATAAACCACAGAGGTATCGAATATATTTCGACAAGTCAAACCGAACTTCCGAACGCAAGCCAAATAGAACATTTTTGCTCAATAGTTCGTTCGGAGTCGCTCAAACGTAAAGTGTTGCTGTTTGCAGAAAATATGAAAAAGATTGAGTGGTCTGCTATTGATGACGTTGACGCTGAGATATCTAAAATAAGCGAATCACTCCTCAACATGACAAGCTCTACTAGCGTTCAGCCTTGGAGCGACTTTAAAAGTGCAATTTCTGCCGCGTGCGAAGAGTTAATGAGCGATGAGGTGAAAAACCTCAAAACAGGATTTATTGATTTGGATTCAAAATTGACTGGCCTTAAACCTGGCTCTCTAACAATTGTGGCAGCCCGTCCTGCTATGGGGAAAACTGCTTTCGGGTTAAACATACTAACTCATACGGCTTTAACTCTTGGGGAATCAGTGGCGTTCTTTTCTCTTGAAATGACGACAGTTGAGCTGACGAATAGAATACTTAGCTCTATGGCTTCTATAAACGGAAACGCAATACGACAGAAGAAAATGTCTGAGGAAGAGTGGGAACGATTGCTCACTGTCGCGGAAAAATACAGAGAAGCGCAAATATTCATAGATGAAACACCCAGCGTTGACATTTCTGTGCTTCGCGAACGAGCAAGGAGAATGCATCGGCAGTTCGGAATAGGTCTGATTATTGTTGATTACTTACAACTCATGAAGGCCGATCATAAAAAGGTTCTAAATAGAGAACAAGAAGTTGCAACAATATCTCGCGGACTAAAAGGGCTGGCAAAAGAATTAAAAATACCTGTTATTGCATTAGCGCAACTAAACAGGGCGTTGGATTCTAGAGCAGATAAACACCCAATACTTTCTGACTTAAGAGAATCAGGTTCAATTGAGCAAGATTCAGACAACATTCTATTCATACATCGTGAGGACTATTACAGACAAGACGAACAAAAAGACAACACTGCGGAAATCATTATAGCAAAGCAAAGAAGCGGACCAACAGGGATCGTTAAACTCCATTGGAACGGAGAATGCACAAAATTCTCAAATCTTGAGCATTATTATGATTAAATTTTTGGAGGTAATCATGAAAGTAAACGTTATTCAGGATCCACGCAAACCTTTACCTGCTTACGCGACAAAAGGAGCTGCGTGTGTTGACATCAGCGTAAGCGAAACAAAAACGATTAAGCCAAACGAAACAGAGTATTTTAAAACTGGATTGCGTGTCGAGATTCCCGACAGCTATGTTCTCATGTTGTTTGAACGTTCCAGTTTGCACAAAAAACACTTAAAACTGGCAAATTCAGTTGGGATAATAGACTCTGATTTTAGAGGTGAGATTGTGCTTGCCATTCAGAACACTGGAACAATCGACTACACTGTTGAGTTCGGAGAACGACTCGTGCAGGGAATGCTTCAGAAGGTTGAAAAAATAGAGTGGATAAAATGCGACAAACTTTCTGAAACAAAAAGAGGTGATGGTGGGTTCGGAAGCACTGGTCAATAAATTATAAATTGAAAACAACCAGAACTATTCGTTAGTTTTAAACAGTTCATACATAACGATGATATTTCTGGATAAACAAAAACTTGTCATAAATTATGACGTTTCATCACAAAAGAACACACTGGAGAACGCAAATGAAGAGAAATAAATACATGTCAAAAGAGGAAATTATGGACATCGCGAAGAAGATTGAGAATAGTAATGACTGTGACTTTATTCTCAAAATAAGAAAATGGTGTTATCGCAATGTGAATAAGCTTGACGATTCTGATGTTAGAATATCGGTCGCAAACGCTCGTTACTTGTTTAAGGTCTGTGACACGAAACTTCATTGGGAGTTTGGGATTGATAATGTTGTTGAATATTGTAAGTCAGAATGAATAAAGCTAGATAAATACAACACGTTGTATCGAAAAAATGTACAATATTAATACTTAACCACAGAGATGGTTGTCATTGAATACGAAAGGAGACTGACAATGAAACGAATTAACCGTTCAAGACTTCGCAGACGCGCTCCGCGTTGCATTAAGTGGGTCGGTTGCAATACGTGCCGAGCATGTATTGTGTGTAGATGTTGTCAAGAATGCGTCGGATGCAAAAACTGCAAAAACTGCAAAAACTGCAAAAAATGCGACCACTGCGACCACTGCGACCACTGCGACTGCTGCTACGACTGCAAAAACTGCTACGACTGCAAAAACTGCAAAAACTGCAAAAACTGCGACTACTGCGACCGCTGCGACTACTGCTCGCGAAAAGCCAGAAAAGTAGGCGAAGTCGAGAAAGTCAAAGAATAAATTCGGAAACAATAAATTATGGAAGGATTCAAAATGATCGACATCAACAATATCCCAGACGAGCCCACAGTTACAGTTCTTAACCCTGACGGTTCTGAGCTTATTACCACAAACAACGTTACAACACTTACATGGATTCGTCTTGAGATCAAGAATAACAGACTCCGTGGCTATAAAGTCAAGAACGCTAATGGTGAGATTTTCGATATTCGTTCCAATGGTAAAATCTTCGATAAAAATCATCGATGGCCTAAAAATCTTACCGGTGACGTCTTTGATAAACTTCTTATGGATCTTATTTAACAGGGAGTACTATATGCTTAATCCTAAAACTAACGAACGTGAACTTGCTTATATCATTAAAGTATCTGACAGAAAGGAGAGAAAAGATGAAACGAATTAACCGTTCAAAACTTCGCAGACGCGCACCGAAAGGGCGCGTCGCGAGAAGACAAACGAACCGTGCTTGCCTGCGATGCACAACATGTGCTAACTGCACGGGTTGCCGCGATTGCGTGTTTTGCGAGGATTGCACGGGTTGTGAGTGGCGCATCGATTGCTGAAAGGAACGAAACGATGAAACGGATTAAACACTCAAGACTTCGCAGACGCGCACCGAGGGGAATCATTTGGTGCGGACGCGAAACTTGCCGCGCGTGTATCGGGTGTAGAGGTTGTCAAGAATGCCTCGGGTGCAAAAACTGCGAAAATTGCAAAAACTGCAAAAAATGCAAAAATTGCAAAAACTGCAACTACTGCAACTACTGCGACGATTGCGACGACTGCAACCTCTGCAAATACTGCTACGACTGCGACGACTGCCACGACTGCTCGCAAAAAGCCAGGAAAGTGATCTACATAGAGAAAGTCAGAGAATAAATTCAGAAAAAGGAAACAGATAATGGCGATTAGTTACTCAGAAACACAATGCTTTAAAACGTGCCGCAAGATGCACGACTGGCAATACAAGCGAGGCATCCGCTTGAATCGCTTACTAATAAAAGGATAGAGCTATGATTAAAAAGATTGTGACTAGGACAGGGTGTGTTATTTATGATACAGAAAAGGTTTTAGAATACCTTTATGTTTCGGACTATGGCAAACAATACAACATTAAAGCTGATTTTCTAGGATACACCAAAAAGATACATGGTGTAGAACATAGAGAAACAGATATGAGTGAGAAACTTGTAGTTACAATCTCTACTCAACGCGGGTGTCCAATGCACTGTATGTTCTGTGATTGCCCAAAAGTCGGTTATCGCGGAAATGTAAGTAGAGAGGAATTAGCAGAGGAAGTGTTAAATTGCGTTAAAGAATCTGGATGTACTTACACTAAAAGATTTAATCTTCATTTAGCCCGTATGGGTGAGCCTTCATTTAATGAGAATGTGTTAAGTTTTGTTCAATATGATTTGAGGACTTTGGTAAATGCAAACATGAAGGCTGATGTTATTCATCCTGTATTTACAACAATGCTACCTAAGAATAACAAATACCTAAAGGATAGAATTATTCGTTGGTGTGATATTAAAAATTATGACTATGAGGGTGAGGCAGGATTACAGCTTTCTATTAACTCTACGAATGATCATCAGCGTAATGTTTTATTCCGTAATTGTTCTTTATCGCTCAATGAAATATCAGAACTAGCAAAAGAATTACCTACACCAAAAGGAAGGAGATACACCCTTAATTTCCCAGTAACTACGAAAACTATTTTAGAACCGAAAGAATTAAGCAGGCTCTTTGATAAAGACAAATTTATTGTAAAGATAACACCAATACATGAAACACATGAAGCACAAATGAATGGAATAACAACCGAGACTGGTTATTATTCCTATGATGTTTATGAAAGATTTGAGAATCCTTTGCTAGATGAAGGGTGGCAGGTGATAGTGTTTATTCCGTCAAAAGAAGAAGATGAAGATCGTATCACTTGCGGTAATGCTTTAATTTCGGAAACTTTAAAACATTAACAAATGCGAGCGGGCATTGGAGTGGTCGTGACTCGCACCGATTGCTGAAAGGAAACGAACGATGAACCGGATTAAATGTTCAAAACTTCGCAGACGCGCTCCGAAAGGGCGCAA